ATGCCGAAACAATCCCATCTGCTCGACGATATCCAGATCAAACGCTGGATCGCGAAGGGCGAGCCGCTCGCCAAATCTGACGGCGAAGGCCTCACCTTCACTCTCTCAAAAGCCGGAACGGCGAGTTGGATTCTTCGCTACCGCATGGGCGGTGGACGCCGGAAAGAACTCACGCTCGGCAACTATCCGGACGTGTCGCTCGCCGCGGCGCGCAAGCTCGCGCGCTCGCATCGCGCCTCGATCGACTCGGGCGCGGACCCGGCGTCAGAGAAAAAAACCGAGAAGGCGCGCTCGCTCAGCGCCTGGACAGTCGCGGATCTGATCGACGACTTCGACGAGAAGGTGCTAAAACCGCCGCTCGCGAAGGGAACCATTTATTACCGCAAGTGGGACCTCGAAAACGTCGTGCGCCCGAAGCTCGGGTCGCTAGAGGTACGCAAAATCGCGGCGGCCGACGTCGTGCACATGTTGGAGACGAGTAAGCGATCGTGGACGGTCTGTAAACGCATCCTGACGACGGCGACACAGCTTTTCGCGCACGCCTGCGGCAAGCGGATGATCGACGTCAATCCGTGCACTGGCATCAGCCTCAAGTCACTTATGGGTCCGCGCCCGCCGGTCAAGCCCCGAATCATGCTCACCGAGGACGAGTTGCACAAGTTACTCGCCGACATCGACGAGACGATCGGACGCGAGAACGGCCTCGCGCTGCGCATTCTGCTCGCGACGTGCGTGCGGTCAGTCGAGCTCGTCAAGGCGCGCTGGGATCACATGGACTGGGACAACAACACGTGGTGGGTTCCGGAAGAGTCGGTCAAGACGCGATCGGGATTCCTCGTGCCGATCACGCCCACGGTGCGCAGCTGGTTCGAGCAGTTGAAGGCAATCGCGGGTGACTCCGACTACGTGCTGCCGGCGCGGCGCATCGATCGCGTAGAGAAGCACGGCGATACGCACATCGGCAACACGACGCTATGGGCGGCGATTGACCGCGCCTTCACGCGCGGCGGGCTAGAGATTCGCCGTTTCACGCCGCACGACACGCGCAGCACGGCGAAGGGCCACATGCGCAACATGAAGATCCCGAACGAGATTACCGAGATCGCGTTGAATCACAAACTGAAGGGCATGGAGCGGATCTACGACGTGCGCGAGGAAATCCCCGAGCGGCGCGAGGCGCTCGAACTGTGGGCCGCGTTCATCGTTTCGTGCGCGGAGGGAAAAAAGTGGAACGTGCTGCCGTTCAAGGCCGCATAAACGAGAAAGCCACCCGAAGGTGGCTTTTCGATTTCCGCACACTGCCAGTCAGTAACAGAGCGTGTACTGGCCAATAACCCCGTTGTAGATCAGCTGACAACGCGCGAGCACGTCGCGTCCGAGCAGCCCAAATATGCCCTGGGATGCGAGATTTGCCTCTGTTACAGGTAGCGCTTGTATGTTGAACGGCGTTCCGTTTGGAGACGGGATTGCGAGCTCGACATCATACTGATTGCAGGAGACAGGCGCACCGTTTGTTGACGGCGTATGCACCTGAATTGTGCCGGTCGGTTGCAGTTGAAGCGGCCCAAGGAGACCGGGATCGACGGAAGTGTGGCTGGCACCCGTATCAATCAGAAAGATACCGTGCGTCGCCGCTGGGAGAGCTTGCCCCGCTGCTCGCAGGGCCAATTGACGATGGACGCTCGGCGCCAAAACAACGGTAACTAATGGCCCCATAGGGCCGATTTGAAGATTTATGCTGGGCACGGAACGTAGAATCGACGAGTGAAGTTTGCCGCAGACTCAATGCGAGTGATCTGCTTCACCAAGAACGGCTCGAGTTTGAATGTCTGATATCCGATCTTGAGTGCGTCATCGTATGTGTCGAATTTTTCTACCACGTTGTCCCCTTGTATGAGGACAAACTTTCCCTCATCAGCGAGAAGATTAAGTAATTCTCTCTGATAAGTTGCAAGCTCTTTCGCAAGAGCAGTCATGATGAACTCCTGTTGGTGCCTGGTGAGGGTCGTCTTTTTAGTATGTTAGCACCCGCACATTTAGCCATACGTTAGGAAAGAGACGAACTGTCCCGGCAATTCGACGGTTTGGCCCGCTTCCCTTCGCTCAGTTCCCCCGATACAAAGCCGGATCAGGCGCCGATTGCTGCACGACAGTCGGCGCTGGCGTCGTGACGTTCACCGGTGCAGCTGCTGCCGCGTTGCCGACGTCTGCGATCATCTGCGTCTTCTCGCGGCTGTCTTTGCTGGATCCGAAGTAGTAGCTGACGACCGCGATCCAGGCGGTTTGCAGCGCTCCGACCATGACTAGCAGCAAGTCGTGCACGTCCTGACGAAGCGGGGCGAGCATCACAGCGCCTAGACACCCGAAGAAGCCAGCGGTGATACCGCCTGCAAGCCACTGGGGCGTGTGATCGTTCGGGCTTGCGATCTGCCGCGCGCGGGCGTTCTGGATGTCCGCGAGCCGGTTCTGTTCTGCCGTCACCGCGAGCTGCTGCAGCTGCACCTTCGCGTTCGTCTGAAGCTCCTGAATCTTCACGATTGCGTCAGGGTTGCCGACGAGGGCAGCACTCACGGCATCGGGCGTATTCTCGGTGCCGAGCGCTGCCGCGACCAGCCCACCTACCGCTGCTCCGGCGGGGCCGCCCAATAGCGTTCCGACGACGGGTGCGGCCTTGCCGATGACGCCCGCAATATCTCCCCATGTGCTCATGCTGCGACTCCCAGAGCTCGATTCAACTGCCAGCCGTACTCGAACGTTTCCTGCGTCGGATTCGCTTCCGCGATCTCGACATACCGCACCGACTGTTGCGCAGCGATCATCCCGAGCAGCACGCGCCGGCCATCGTTGCCGCGCTGCGCGATGAACGCCTGAAGCGCTGCGATTGTCATTGCGCCGATACCGCCGTCAACTGAGAGGTCAGGGAACGCCTTGCCTTGCTGGTTCAGCACGTTGAGCGCGCGCTGCAGGAACTTGACGCCGGTCGCTGGCCCCATGTTCACACCGATGTCGAGCAGCTTTTCCGCGACATCACCATCGATCGCCTGGACCTGATCGAGCCTCGGCTGGGTCCAGTAGCGCGAGCGATAGATCGCGATCGCGGTGTCGCGCGTCATCTGCGCCATTGGGCCCGTGTAGCCGAAGGCGCGTGCGGTCGCGGCCGTGACGCCCCAAATTGTCTCGCCACCCCTATCGGCCGGGTTATTGGAATAGCCGCCTTCGCGGCCGATCACCTTGTCGATGTAGTCGGTCGGATTCACTGTGTCACCCTCACCTTGAAGTACTGCCAGAGCGCAACGCCGATAAACAGAATCAGCGCCCATAAACCTCTCTCGACTAGCTTGCTGCGCAGGTCCTCGTAGAACTTCGCGCGTGCTTCAGCCTTTCGAATCTGCGCCTCATGCGCGCGGCGGTGGCCATCCGGATCACCTCCCGGAAAGCCCTTTGCCAAGTCATCAACCAGCTCTTTCACGACCTTCAGATCCTTTTCCAAAACCGCAAGAGAACTCGTGTTCTCGACGTGCCGCAGTCCGAAATCGACGGTCAGTTTGTTGAGCGCGGCGAGAATGGCGCGCATGTCGTCGCCTTCGGTACGCGGCGGATGGCCCTCATGCTGCATCCGCTCCATTTGAGTTCCCCGTTATGTGGCTGTTGTGTTTTTTATGTGGTGCCGCGCGGGCGGCACTTCCCTTTACACGTCCACCGCGTCTTCGAACTCGGGCAGCGTCTTCAGATAGGCATAGGCCTGCGTGAAGGGATCCGCACCGGCGACGTTGAACGACACGCCGTTGTATGACACGGCTGCATCGGACAGCATGTTGTTCGAGTCAGCGGCCGCGTCTTGCGACGGATACATCCACACGCCGAACGACATGGAATTGCCCGACAGTTCGATCTGCGGAAGAACGACTCGGTAATAAGCCGCAGGAATTTCCAGCGTCTTGTAGGTGGCAGATTTTTTGAGTGCCATTTCGATTCCTTAAGATTGAGTTCCGACCACGGTTCCGTCCGTGTCCGTTGAAGGCGCGCTGTTCTTGATGCGAAGACGACCCGAGCTATCGACCCACAGGTAGTAGGCGCCGAGCTTGAAGGGAAGCGCTCCGTTCCAGGCGCTCGAGTACGTCACAAGCTTGTTCGTCAGCAGCCATCGCGAGGTGGCGCTGTCGTAAATCAGCGAGACCGCCGTGTTGTTCGAGGACAGCGGATAGTTGTCCGGGACCGCGATATTCCCGCCGCTGACGAGCGTGACCAGACGGCTGGACGAAGCGGAGCGCAGCACGATCTGACGGCCATCGGAGCCGTTGTTGATCGTGGACAGCGAATCGCTCGACGCGGCGCCCTCGGTGTCGACCGCGAAGTACGTGCCGGTGTCGGGAATCGTGATCGCGTCGCTTGCAATGGTCTGCGTCGGCGCGCGCGGCGTCGTAACCGTGCGGCTTGCCGGAGTCAGCGCCGCGAACGCGGGCGCCTCGTTCATGCGATCGGTGCGCTTCCAGCGTCCCGCGCCTGATGTCTCCGAGATCACATCGAATGCGTTGGGCGAATCCTGGCTCGTCGAATCCCACCTGAATTCGCCGTCCGCCGCGCTATCGAACTCCGCGCCCGCATTCGCGCGGATCGTCTGCGCGAACTTGCGGCGTGCGTAGCTCGTCGAGGGGATGGCCGTTGGGTTCAGCGTGTAGGAGATGGCGGGAATCTTCTCCGGTTGAAACGATGCGAGCGTGATGCCATCTGCTGCGACCGTAGCGCTCGTGTAATCGACCACGCCCGGACCGTCCGTCGCACCCGTGCCGCCGCCAAGCGGAACCTGAGCCGTGCGTACGGCATCGACGCCGGACCAGCCGGTGCCCTTTGCCGACATGAAATAATCGCCACGCGAGATAGCAGCGCCGCCGGTGGCCGTCAGAATGCCGTAGGCCGCGCCCGTCGTGCCGTCGTCGCGCAACTGCTCCGAGATGCGATGGACGTTATTCACCGAGTCGACGAAGGTCTGAGAGACCACCTTCGGTTGACGCTGCCCCACCGAATCGAAATAGTTCTGATACATCGTGACGAACAGCTTGACCGCGTCAGGCGCCGCCGTCGGGCACCATGCCGGAGGGCTCGGGTTGTAGCACGCGAGCGAGCCCAGGAGCATGCCCTTATCGTGCTGGCGGATCAGACAGCGCGACACCGTGATGCGGCAGCCGGACGGCATCTCGACGAGCGTCGACATATCAATACATCCGTCACCGGCATATCGGAACGAACACTGATCGATCCACACCTTGTCGACGGTATCCGGCGTGATCCAGATGCCATCACGCAGCGTTACCGTCGCGCCCGGAACCGAGCTGAACTGCAAGCGCCGGACAATGACGTTCGTGCTGTTGATGAGCTTGAAGCGAGTGACGTCTGTCGGCGCCCAGACTCGAGCGTTACGGCCCGGAGCATCCACCGTGATATTCGACGGCATGATGATCTGCGAGTTAAGGAAGACGTCGAAGTTGCCTCGCGGATGGAACAGCACGCGCCCCGAGCCCGCGGTGCGTACCTGCTCGATGCACCACCGCAGCGAGCCCGATACCAAGATGTCGTCGCTCGTGTTCGTCACCCAGTAGATCGTCCCGCTGCCACCACCGGTCGTTCCACCGCTCGCCGCGTAGCCGACCATCGTGGAGAAGTCAGTCGACATCGAATCGGCCTGCGCGCGGTTGTACGCGACGGTCTTCGTTGCGGCCGAAAAGAAGCGCGTGATGCCGTCCTGAAAAGTGAACTTCCCGCCACCCACGTCCGAGAAGTCGAGCGGCACATTCGTCGCGGTGTTCGCAAGAACGACAAGCGTCAGGTTCTCTTTGCGCGTGTGGACCAGATCGCCCGCCAGAAGGTTGGCGACCGGAAGCGACGCGAGGTCGTCGAGGTTGTCCACCTCGATGCCGGCCATCTTCTGGACGGTGCCGCCCTTCGATCCGATCAGCGTTGCGCCGGTCGGTGCCGCGAGGTCGGTGTACACCTTCGCCAATCCAGCTTGCAGATCGTCGATGCTCTCGCTAATGCCCTCGGTTGCGTCGACGACCGGCTGATCCCAGATCGTGACGCCCTGCGCATCCTTGAGCACCTGACGATACGATCCGCCGCCCCAGATGACCGCTTCTCCGCGCGCATCGAGCACAACGGGATTCGTGTTCGGGATGGTCATTGCCTCGTCTTGCCACGTGTCTTTCTTGTTCTCCGTGCTGGGCTCGTAGAAATAGACCTTCCCGCCGATCAGAGGCCGGCCATTGAGGTCCGTGAAACCTGTCTTGCCCTTGGGCAGAATGGATGCCATGGTCTAATATCCCCGAATCGATAAGGCGAAAAACATGAAAGATCTCTGGTTCTGGTTCGTCAGCACGGTGACTTCACAGAAGTTCGTCATTGGCGTTGTCTCGTCGGCGCTTTTCACGTGTTTCCTAACGCTGATGTCCAGGCTGGGCGACGAGAGCCCCGCCCGCTGGCGCAAGAAGTGGGAGAAGCGGGTTCAGGCTCCCTTTGACGCCCGGGTTCGCCGTGGCTCGGATCTGCGCGGCGAGTGAGTTTGCGACCGTGCGCTCGTCGAGAAACTGGTTCACCGAATTGCGCACGATGTTCACGCCGGGAAAGCCCCCGACCTTGCCGCTCATCTTCGAAAGCAGGTTCATCACGGCCGCACCCGTATTCGAGTTGTTCACCGCCGATCCCGCCGGCTGCGCCTGAATGTTCCCGGCCACACGGCCGATCTGCCGCAGCTGCGCCGCCACATCGGAACCGAAGATTGCCTGCAGCTTCGCGTCGCCGATCGAATTCAATGCCTTGTTGAATCCCGCCTGCGAGAACGTCCCAATCTCGTCGCTCGCGCCGTTCAGCGCCTTGGACTTCAGGTAATCGGCCATCTGCGCGCGCAGCTGGTTACCCTGATCCGGAACGAGGCGCAGCAGCGAATTCACGTCGCCCACATTCCCGTTCACCACATAGCGCTTGAAGAAGTTGTCAGGCACTGCGTCGCCGTTCACGACGGCGCGCAGCGCCGGATTGCTGTCGATCGTGCCGAAGCGTTGCGCGGCCGCCGCGCGCGCCTGCCCGAAGGCCTGCACCGCTTCCTCGCCGGGATTCGACGGCGGCAGCGGCGCGCCGTGCGGCACGATCTGATTGCCGCCGAACTGCGTCGAGCCTTGCAGCGGCTCTGCGCTTTCGAGTGCGTTGCGCACCACGCCGAGCGCGTGCCGCTGGTTTCCATCGGTCGATGACCGGATCGCGCGCGAGAGCTGCGTCTTGAACTGCTCGGACACGCCCACGGTCAGCGGCAGATCGCCCGACGAAATCTGATTCATCGTCGTGCGCGCCCATTCCGGAAGATGCGCGTGCGCGAGGTCCTGATCGAGCGTCGTGTTCGCCTGATTGACGAACGTCGTGTGATCGAGCGGAATGTCGCCGCCGTTCAGCGAGCGGGCGCGGTTATAGAGGCCGGTCACGTTCGCACGCGCCGCGTCGTCGACGCCCTGCAGCGCATTGATCGTCGACTGACCAGCGTTGAATTCGCCGGGCGCATTCGCCGCGCCGCGCTCGTTCAGCGCGCCAATGAGGGCGCGGTTCTGATCGGCGAAGCGCTGCGTGAGCGGTTCTCCAGCGCCTTGCACGCCCCGAAAATTGCGCTCTTGCGCGAACTGGATCGGGTCGCGCGTGGACTGCCCGAGCGTCAGACCAGCGTCGCGGCCTAGCACCGCCTCGCCTTCTGCGCGGCGCAGAATCGACGCCGCGTCGGTCGTCTTGTTGCTCGCGAGCGCGTCTGCGACCTGAGCGCGCACACCGTTGCGGATCGACTCCGGGATCGCCGCGAGGTCGATGCCTTCCTGTCGCGCGACTTCGACGAGCAGCTCGTCGGCGTTCGTGTTGGCCGTGCGCTGAACGCCGGGCGTCGCCGACTTGATCGCGGTCACGACGCGATTCGCGCCATTCACGAGCTTGTCCAGTGCCGCGCCCGCCGTCGCGCCGATTGCGCCGCCGGCCGCCCCGCCGAGCGCGCCCCCGCCAACGCGCGATAGCTCGGTTCCGATCGTATCGTCGCCATGCAGTGGCTGCGCCCCCGCCGTTGCGCCGCCAGCCACTGCGCCGCGTAGCGCAGCGGACGCCACGCCGCGCGTGCCTGCCATGATGGGGCCAGCCGCCATATTCACTGGATTCGCCATCGCGCCGGCAATGTCGCCTACCGTCTGCTCCGTCGCATTGGCCGGTGCAGGCGTCACTGCATCGACACCGCGCCGGATGAGCGTGTCGACGTCCTGCAGGTGCGGGTTATGGCCGATCGCATCGCCCACCGTATTGATGAGCGCGTTAACAGGGTTAGCGACCAGTCCGACCGCGTCGGCGATGCCATGCCCAGCCGCACGCGCAGTCAAACCGAGTTGATGGCCGACGGAATCGAGGATCGGCGGATTTGCGCGCGCGCCGCCGGGAGAGCCTTGCTGTGATTGGGTTTGCGATTGAATGCTTGCATTATTCCGCGACCCCAGCGCCGCGAGTAAGTCGTCGTCACTGATGCCCGAGAGATCCTGAGGCGTCGCGGCGTTGGCCGTGCCCGAGATGGCACTCGCAACCGCGTCGCCGACTCGCGCGAGCACGCCCGGCTGCTTCGACTGATTGCGCTGCACGGTCTGCACGACGCTCGCAAGCTTCGCCCCGTAGTTCGGGTCTTCCGCATAGCCTCGAAGGCCGCCAGCGAACTTCTGGACGTCCGATCCCGCACCAACGACGCCGGGATATTTTCGCGCGAGCAGCGACGCCTGATCGGCGGCGAACGCATCGGGCGACGAGTACGCGCGATAGTTGTCCGTCGAGCCGGTCATGTTGTCGCGCGCGGCGAGACCGCCGCCGGAGAAGTCCTTGATGTTGCCCAGATTGTTCGTGCCCGGCACGACGGACTTGCCCCACCCGGTTTCGAGGCCCCACTGTGCGAGCAGCAGATCGGGATCGACGCCGAGCTTCTGGCCGGCGGCTTGCGCGGTGCCCTGATGCTGCGCAATGAACGCCGCGGGCGTGCCTGCGGCCTTCGGCGCGGGGCCGAGCGCGGACAGCAACTGATCGTCGGACAGATTGCTCAGATCGGCCATTTAATGCCCCATCGCTTGGAGTTTCGCGGCGAGCGCGGGATTGTTGGCAGCACGGCGCAGCAACTCGGCGCGCGCGGCGTCCGGCGCGATCTGCGCCGCCGGCTGCTTCTGCGCTGCGGGCTGCTGCGCGGCCGGGCGCGGCTGATTGCCGTAGTCCTGATTCGCGTTCGAGATGATGCCGCCGATCATCGACGCGCCCGGGCCCGCCTGCGCCTTCAGACCTTCGATCGCGAGATCACGCGCGCGGGCCTTCTGTTCGATCGTCGCGGCGCTGTCGCCCGGCTGCGGGAAGTATTTCTTAGCTTCGTTTGCATATTCCTCGTTGGAGATCGCCGCACCCGACTCCTTACGAAGAACTGCCGACACGAAGTTGCGCTGCGCCTGCTCGTAACTCTGCTGCTGATCGTTCGGAGCCCCAGCCCAAGTCGGCAGAGAATTAACAGCGTTTCCAAGCGCATTGCCCACGACCGGGATCCCCTCGACACCTTGCTTGATGCGACCACCATTGGTAATGCCAGAGGCCTCAAGCTGGCGAAGGGTGTTCTGCGCGTCAAGCGCTCGCGCACCAAATGCGACGGCATTCGACTGCTCACCGGTCAGGTTCGCGGCGGTCGTTGCAATCGGATTGCCCTGCGCGTCACGCACCGGGACAGATTGACCAGTTCGCTTGTTGATGACGACACCGTTCTTCGCGTCATATTCGAGCCCCCGCGTCAACGCGCTCGCCGCTTCCGTCGCTGAATTGGCTTGCGACACGGCAAGCTGGCCGGCGGCGTTGCCTTCGGTCGCCTGATTGTGGCGCTGCGTTTCGGTGAACTGGCTCTGCGCGAGTTGATCCGCGAGCGTCTTGTGCTGCTCGTCGAGTTGCTGCAGGACGGTGAGCGCTTGCTTGCGCGCGTTCGCAATGACCGTCGGATCGTAGACAGCCGGCGCGTTGTCCAGCGACGACGGTCCGAGATTCGTATGCGCCCATTGGCGCGCGGCATCCCACGACGCTTGATCGGTCACGCTGCCGAGCACCTGGCCGACCGTTTGCAGCTGCGCGCCCGCGGCTTCGAGTCGCGTCTTCTGCTGCGTGAGCTTCGCCGTGTCGGCTTCCATCAGCGATTTCTGAATGCCCGGAATCGCCGAGCCATAGCCGGATTGCACGACCGCGCCGAGCAGGCCTTGCTGATTGACGGTGCCGTCCGCATTCAGGTTTCTCGCATAGGCATCGTTCAGAGCCGCGTTCTGGCCGACCTCGCGCTGCTTGTCCGCGATGGACAGATCGAGCAGCTTGTTGCGCTGCTGTGCGTCCTGAATGGCCGCGACCTGAGCGTATTGGGTCAGCGGGTTCTGAATCTGAACCGGCTGGACTTGGAGGGCGATGGAAGGATCGAGGCTCATACCGGGTTCCCGTAAGCGTCAGTCGCGGTCGATGTGTTCTTGTTGAGAAGGCTGCTCAACAACTGGTTGCTCTGATAGCCATTGATGGCGCCGGAAATGCCGTTGCTGATCGCGTTTGCCGAACCCACCTGACCAGCAGCGGTAGCCGCCGCGCCTGATGTCAGCGTGCCCGCGATGCTGTTCGTCGATGTCGTGCCCAACTGCCCCGTCTGTGCTGCGGCGTTCGCGCCGGTCTGAACGAGCCCGAGCAGACGGTTTACGTTGTCCGACGCCACGCCGTAGTTCGTCGTGTAGTTGCTCAGCGCGTTGTTGCGATTCGTCGAGTAGGTCGAGAGCGCCCGATTGTAGACGTCGTTGTAGGTCGAGTCCGCGAGGCCCGTGGCGTACTTCTCCGCACCTTTGACCGCAGCACCGGACGATCCGAGTCCGCGCGCCGATGCGCTGTTCTGCGCCGCCTTCAGCCCTTGATCAAGCGTGAACTGATAGCCGGGCGTCGTCTGCGCTTGCTCCGCAGTAGGTGCTGTAAAAGACCCGTAGCTGAACGTCGACGAGAGCAGCGGATTCTTGATCGAAGCCAGCAGCGCATCGATATTGCCTGACCCGAGATCGCGGTATGGCTGCAGATCGCTGCGGACCTGTTCCTGCTGCTGTTGCTGAAGCGCTGCCGCATTGGTCGCCGCGTCCGCCTGCGTTTGCGCCGCATCCTTGGACGCGTTGCTGCTGATGATTGCGCCGCCGACCGCGCCGGCTGCAGCGAGCCCGCCACCGACGACCGCCGCCGTCGCGGCCGAGATTCCGAAACTCATGCTTTCACCTCGATACGATTGTTCAGCGCCTGCTTGTTCTCGCTCCCGCCGAGCAGCTCGGAAGCCTTCGATTCGGTCAGTTCCTCGACGAGCTTGTCGAGGTCCGTTTCGTCCGTCGCGTGCACAGTCGTCCAGTACGTGTCTTCGTGCGCATAGCCCGCGCGCTTCGCGCCGGGCTTCGAGACGAGGATTGCGTGCGCGTCCGTCAGGCGCTTCACCCCGTCATCCGTCGTCACGGTCATGTCGCCCGACACGATGCAGAGATGCTCGGTCTTATGCACCGCGCCCGTGAGCGTGACGCCCTTCGGGATCAGCATCTTTCGCGCATACAGGCCGGGCGCGAAGTGATGCCACACAGGACATTCCACTTGCGGCAATCGCGCGAGTTCGTCTTCGAGCGCGAACACGCGCTCGCGCATCGGACGATTGTCGGTCGTGGTCAGTTCGCTCGACATATTCACTCCGCAACGTATTCGATGCCGCTGATGTTCAGCGAGCAGCCATTGCCGTCAGCGAATATCTGCGTGCCCGGCTCAAGCTTGTGATTGACCAGTTCAGGAAACTGGGCCGTCAACCCGGCTGGAACAGTCTTGCTCGCAATGCGCGTCGCCGAGCCTGCCGACGTCCCGCTTGGAACCTTGTAGACGTTGATCGTGACGGGCGATCCGCCCGGATTGTTCGCGCTCGCTGCATGGATCGATGCCGATGTCAGATCGGGCGCCGTGTAGTAGCTCACCGCCGACGCCGTGAGCGTCACGCCTTTGACCATCTCTTTGTATTTCGTCGCCATCGCTCACCCCGTCAAATTAGGTCACTACTGAATCGTCGGCAAAACGCTTCCACGCGCTACCGTCGCTATAAGCCGGAACAATCCCCGTCGCTCCGGTCGCGTTGGTTACGAAACGCCGCCATCCCTTGTTTCCAGCCGCTGCCGTAGGGAGGCTCGCCTTCGCGACCTGCGCCCAGTCGTTCGGATCGGCGGGCGTCGACAGCGTGTCGAGCTTCGCTTTGTCAGCGGCCGACAAGAAACCAGCAGCAGTCGCCGTGGCGATCGCATGTAGGTCCGATGCGTCCTGAATGCCGTGCGTCGGCACGAGATCCAAAGCCGGGAGTACGACGCGCAGCGCGCACGCAACCACCTGCATTGCTTCGAGTTCTGCGACGCGCCTCGCAAGCGCACCGAGCAGCGGAATCGCAACGAGTGCCGCAGCTTGCATGTCCAGTTCGTCGATTCGCAAGCCTTGTTTCTTGAGCAGCGCCGCGACGTCATCGAGCAGCGTCTTAAGCGCGCTCAGATCGCCACCGGCGTTAGCACCAGTGCGATTGAAGATAGTCAGCAGGAAGTCCCACCACACGCGATTTACACGGCCATCAGGGCCGAGGAATGGAACCTCGTACGGCGGGAATGGAGTCGGTGAGCCTGCCATTACGCCCCCAGTTCCGCGTCGACGTACGCGCCATTCAGCGCCGTCTTCACGGGCGCCGACCACGACACCTCGAACACGCGCTCGCGCGATTGACCGCAGCGATTGAACCGCACGAGATGACCAAACTGGCCACGCGCGCCGAGACCTCGCGAGACAGGGTTCTTCCACGAACGCCCGCGCGTGTCGGACCAGCGCAGCCGCACTTGCGGCTCATCCTCGCCAACGGGGATCTCGCCGACTTCCATGTCGAGGCTGAACCGGTCGAGAAAGATGCGCTTCTTCTCGTTCGAAAGCGCCGGCCACGAGCGGATATGCAGCATGTCGTGACCTGCGTCGTCGTAAGCGTCCGGAGTCATTTCATACAGATCTCCCGTCTCCCAATCGCCGACGAGCTGCATGCGATTCCACTGCGCGAAGCAGTTGCCGCGATGACGATGCAGCGCACCGGCGGCGTCCATCCAAAGGCGCTCGTGCCACTGGCCCGTCGCCAGATCGAAGCACCATGTCTTATCGGCGGTCGGGAATGTGAGCACGTAAAAAATATGGCCGTCGCGCTGGTAGCAATAGCCGATCGCGTCGTCGATGCGCGCGTAGCTCTTGATCTCCGCCTCCATCGCATGCGTCGAGATGCGCAGTGCACTCATCTGCGACGAGCGGAATACCATGCCTTGACCATCCGCCCCGTCAGAGAGCCAGTACACCGATGTGTCGATGGTGGCCACTGACGCGGGAGCCGAGCAACCCTGATGGATGAGCACGCCGGGATAACGCTGAAACGCGAAGTCATCAGCACCAGACGGCGACCAAACTTCGGTCGTGCGCTCCCCGAGCAGCCAGACCGCACCGGCGATCGCTGCCGTCGCAACCAACTTATCCGGCGCGCCGTTCTTCGACACGATGTCGAGTGAATCGAACGTCACCGCCAGCGCGCCACTGATGTAGAACTGACGCGTGTCCGGCTGATTGAAGATCAGGAAATCGTTGAGGATAGAGATGCACGGCGAGCCGTAGAACGCTTCCTCGTCGATCTTGGCGAACTCATATGTTGTCAAGTCGACCATGTATCCATCTTCAGATCCATCGACCACAACGAGCGTCAAACTGTTGTCGCGCATCGAGACCGGTCCGCTCGACGTCGCGAGCGAACCGAGCAACGTGAATGTCCAGTCGTTCGCGATGCGATAGAGGCCCGTCGATACGACTGCGTAGAGATCGCCGCTCGTCGCCGTGTATAAGCCGCGAAAGCCCTTAAGCGGCGCGCTCGCGCGCTTTATCAGGCCCGGCGTCAGATGGTGGGTCGTCGGAAACTCGGAATCGGACGGATTCGCTTCCGGGAACAGGTTCACGCAACGCTGCGCGCTCGCGATCACGCTGCGCGCCTCGTAAGCGCCGGTTGTGAGTGACATCTTCATGCGCGCCACCCGTAGTCCGTCCCGCTCAACCAACGCGGCCATTTGCAACCACCGCGCGCGATCATATGTCCGAAGCACAGAGTCGTGCGCAGACCATCGGCATCCGTCATGACGATGCGAAAAGGCATGCGCGCGCGAATGTACATCTTGTCGGGCAGCGGCGTGTCGAACGTGAAAGTGTTGCCCGTCGCGGTCATTGTTCTCGATGGATAGCCCAAGATCTCGAACGTGAGCGTCTTGCCGCTCAGGTCTTCTGCATCGATATCGTCTGCGCTATCGGTCGCGTAGACCTTCATCGCCAGCTTGAAATCGTCGCCCGCCTGGAACGCGAAGTCGCGCTCCTGCGCGGGCGAGTCGAGCGCGACGGAGAAATTGATGTCCATCAGAAGTACTCCGCGCACACGGGTTCGCCCGAGCGGGGCACGCTGACTAAGCTCGAGATCTCCCGCTCGCCCCAGTCCCATACGTCGGTCGTGAGGCCCGCGCCGAATTCTGGAGCCGCGAGGAAGGACGCCATGAACACATACGGCTCTGCAGCGGCTTCAGGTATGCCTTGCAGAGTCCACCGCACGCGCTCGTCTTTCTTCAAACTTGCATGCACGGCGGAAACCTTTTCCTCGGCGATGAGCAGGTCGTCGGCGTCGGCAGTCTGGCCCGTGCCGAGCACCTTCAGCTTGCGCAGCACGCGCGTCGCCAGTTCTGCCTGAGTCGTCATAGCCTTAGCCCTCTGCCTGCGTGGACGATTCGTCCGCCGATGCGCGGCTGCGCTTTGCGCCTGCAGATGCGCGGACCTGAAAATGCGAGTTGGTCGCCAGCTTCGCTGCCATGTCGTCGGATACATCGACCTCGACATCGCGCGCGAAGAACGTGCCCTTGTACTCGACTCCTGGAGTCGGGTCGTTCCCACTCGGGTCGCCGATGAAAGTCACTCTTGCCATGCTGTTTCTCCGATGACGGGGAGCGGCGGCGTCGCCACCACTCCCCGCACGCATTTAAGCGTTAGGTGGCAGGAAATAGACAGCCAGCGAAATCGTGCCGGAGGTCGCGCTCGTGGCCGGCGCCGCCTTCACCACAATGTCGATGGTGTCGTCTGCCGTGAGCGTAAGCGGGAGCGCCGTTGCTGCTGAAGCTCGGGCAACGCCACCCGCCTGTCCCACGGTAGAGGCCGCGATGAAGTAGTCCGGATCGACTCCGTAGCCAACATCGAGCGTTACCGCCGGCGAGCCGCTCGAATCGAGGTCGGGCGTTACGACCGTGACATCCACGATCGTCGTACCCTCATCGAACATTGGGCTTTGCAGCATGTCGTTGATCACCAGTGCCCCTGCGAGCGCGTAGGTGAACACCGCGCACTTCAAGCCCTTAGCGTCGCCGGGGCCAACCTTGCCGCCTGCGCGGCCTGGGATGGGCTGCATTTGATAAGTTGTCGCCATGTCGTTGCTCCTTAAGCGTCAGCAACGGCGGCCGCGTACACAGTCACGACGCCGTGTTGAACGAGGTTGTCGGTGTCGCCGGCGCCACGGCCGAACAACAGCTTCTCGATGCCACGAATCTCCTGCACGCCGACACCGGTCCGAAAGCCGTAGTCGCGCACGTTTGTCGTGGATTTGGTGCGCTGCGCCCACGCCACCCCGATCGCTTGAGCGCCGACGAGGAAATTCGCGCCGACCTGAATGCCGCCCGCGCCGACACCAGGCAGGAACGGGATTTCCGGAATTTCGCGGATGATCACGCCGTCCCACTGCAGCGAGCCGCCAGTAAAGAGCGGGTTGTTGCTCAGGGCGCCGCTTTCACGTGCGCGAGCATCGCGGTTTGCGGAGACCATTGCGGCGTCTTTGCTGAGGTCGCGGAACGCCAGCGAGTTGGCGAACATCACGAACCACTCTTCGTCCTCGGCAAGACGGATCGGCTTGATGGCCGGAGACGCCAGCTGCGCGCGACGCTTGGCGAGGCTAATCATGTCGCACGACAGCTTGTCGGCCGTGTTGTCGATGTTCGCGAGCGATGCGCTGTGATCGTTGCTCGAGTTGTTGCTCACCGATGCGCCGAAGAGAACGCGGTCTGCGTTGTCGGCGAGCCAAGCGTCTTTCTGCGATTCGGTCGCGGTCGTGTAGAGCACGCCGTTAATCGAATAGAAGGCCGCTATCGTGCCGTCGCGCATTTTTTCCATCGCCCACAGCTTGAGCGCGGTCTTGCCGGCGTTGCGAAGATCAATCGCCGACTTCTGCTCGTCCCAATCAGTCACGACGACCGCGTTACGCAGCGGGTTGACAGTGACGGCCATTGAGCGCGAGTCGAGCTCGTCCTCGTTGCCTTCGAGAACCTGATTGCCGGTGACGCCATTGCCATTAAGCTTTCGCACATTGGCAAACGTGACCTTGTTGCCCGGCTTGACGGTCAGATCGTCCTTCAGTTGGATGATCGAGTTTTCGTCGGTGCCCATGTACCGCTTAAAGCGGCTGTCACGGACGTATTCCATAAAGAACTGATCGTCCCACTGCTGGGGAGTCAGTCCGGCGCGTGCGGTAGTTTCAGACATGATCGACCTCTATTAGCGTTTGAGAATGTCGTTGAGAGACGTCGGTCCGTTCCACGTCGGCGCGCTACGCGGGCCTGCGGATCGGGTCGTTGCAAGAGTTTTCGGAAGGACGGGCGCTGCGGCCTGCGTCGGGTGCTGAACGGTTTCGGCGGTCTGGGTCTGTTGCTGCGCTTGCAACTCGGCGAGCAGCTCGGCACGCATCTTTTCGCGATACGCGACCGGGTCGTCGCCGATCGAGGCGAACGCTTGCATGCGCGTCGCTTGCTGATACATCCATTCATACGGATGCCGTTGCCTGAGCAGTTCAGCGCCCAATGCCGGGTTCTTCGCGGCTTCTGCTTGGAACACGGCGAGCTTCTCGTCGACGTCGTCATGCTTGGCACGAAGCAGCATTTCCGACGTGTTAAGACGCTCGTTGAACAGTGCGGTCTGATAGTCCATCTCGACCGGCTGATTCTCTTGCTGCGAGGTTTGCTGAGCCTGCGGTTGCTCCTTCTGCGCGCGCAGATGCTTCAGTTCTTCCTCGAAGCGGATCGCCTTTTCCTTCCAGTCCTGACGCCCCTTACGCTCTTCCTCTAGGGCTTTCAGCGGGACCAACTTGTCATGCTCGGATGCCGGCGGCGCATCGTTTCCAGCTTCAGACGCAGTCGTTTGGCTTTCGCCTGCTGCTGCATCCGTCTGCTGCGTTTCGCCCGTGTGGCTTGCTTCGCCCGTATCAGCTGCTGCATTAGCGGTAGCGTCATTGGTCTGCTCCCCACGGAGAACATCGTCCAAGCTGTTCATCTGATTTCCTCTCTACGCCCGATCGTCCCCGGCGGCGGTCAACGCCCGAATCGGCGGCGGCCCGTACTACGCGTACTGCGAAATTTGTGACGGCTGTTGAGCCTCTGCGATCTTCTTCACGGCTGATGCCTGAAGGTCGCCGGTCTGCGCGTCGAGCTTTCGAATCTCGGCGGCTTGCTTCATCTGGTCGAGCGTCGACGGGCCTTGCTCGGGCGCTTGCGGCGTCGGGCCTTGCTGCGCCTTCGCCATCGACTCGGCGGCCTGTGCTTGGCTCTTCTGCGCGTCGGCGTTCGTCTTGTTGATGTCGGCCTCGGCCTGCGCCTGTCCGATCTGCGCGGCGGCTTGCTGGGCCGGTGCGGCGGCTTCTTGCTTCTGCTTGAGCATCTCCAGCAGCTTGTCTTTGTTGCGCAGCTGCGAAGCCTCGATGAGCACCTCGGGCGGCAGCGGCGTGCCCGCCTGCGCCATGGCCGGCGCGAGCTGCGAAAGCATCTGGAATTGCTCGGCCTGTACGTTGGCCACGTCCGGTCCTTCCTCGATCGTGATGTCGACGTCGAGGCCCGCAATGTCGTTGTCCATGCGTACGATCTGCTGCAGGCGGGGATCGCCCGGCTGCAGCCCCATCTGCTGCGCGTACTGCGCGGCTTCCTCGGGCGGCAGCTCGCCGAGCGCCTGACCGAGCGTGACCGGCTGATTCAGGCCGACCCACTTCGCGTTCTTCTCGTCGTCGGTGACGCGAATCCACTTCTCCGCGGTCCAGAATTGCCGGATGCGCAACCACGTGGCCTCGTAGACTTGCTTCGTCCACTGGCGCAGGTCGTCGATGATCGGCTCGACCTCGATTGCGCCGCCTGCCTGCTGCGACTGGATCGCACGGCCGGATTGAATGCGCGGATCTTTGCCGGCCATCGCAGCATTGGGGCCGCTCGCCTGCAGTTCGCCCGTCGCGTGCTGGAGCAGCGCCATCTGCGATTGCGCCATGTCACCGGTAGGCAGAATGCCGAAGTCCTGATTGAGCACGCCTGCGTTCTCGATTTCGAGATGGCCGTCGGGCTTTGCGAGCTCGCGCCGCGCCTTGTCCACGTCCGCGATCGCCTGCCGGTTGCCAAAGGTCTGGCGCACGCTCATCAGATGCAGCGCCTTCGAGCGGCGCTTGTTCACCTCGTCTTGCAGGCTGATCATGTCGCGCGCGTGGCCGTAGCGATTGTTCTCGCGGTCGACGTAGGCGCTGCGCAGCTTCAGCGAGCACGCGGGCTGGCCTTCACGGTCGACGTAAGGCGACGGAATCGGCTCGGAGAGATAGCCGCCCTTCGTCACGGTCGCGATCATCCACACGCCGCGATACTTGAACTGGATCTGGATCACGCGCACGCGGGTGCGGCGGTTGTCGCTCCACGTCGAGAACTTCGGCCGGTCGTCGTAGGTATTGCTCAGCGAGTTCGAACCGAGCGTCGTCTCGATGGCATCCTCGTAGCCCGGGAACGTCTCGAAGGCCTCGTCCTTGTCCATCCAGATCACGACGCCCAGATAGCGCGCGTCGCTGAAGTCCTTCTGGCGGCTGTACGGGTCCGCGAAGATGCGATCCCAAGGCACGCGCGTGAGCACGACCTCGGGGCCGTCCGAACCGTTCTCGACGGTCACATCGACGCCGCCGGTTCCCTCGATGAGCATGTCTTCGTAGACGTCCGAGCGGATCACATCGAAGTCGTTGCGATCGGCCACGAAGCGCAACGCGTCGGTCGCGGCCTCGCTCATCTGGTCGTCGTCCGGATTGCGCGGGAAGGCCTTCGGATCGCTGCGCATGCGGCGCTCGAAGCCGCGCAGATACTCGACCTTGCGCTTGATGTAATTGATGGTCAGCGCGGGCTGGCCGCGACGGCGCAGCGTGGCGAGTTCCTTCTCGGTCCACTGCTGGCCGTTGTAGTAGTCACGATCGCGCTCGGCGAGACGGCGCGCGTCGTCCGTCATCTGCTCGGCCTCTTCGAACCAGCGGCAGAGCAGCGTCGCGTCCGGCGCTTCGACGATATCCACCTGGACTTCGACTGATGCGACGGGCTGTTGAGTAGGTTGAATAGCTGCCATCAGGCGACCTTCCAGGTGGATTCGTCATCGTCCGAGCGGTTGAACGCTCGTTGCCAGCGGTCGATCTCGACCGGTCGTTGTTCTTTCACCGGCACGATCGCGGGATGAGCATCGGCAAGCGCGCGGCCGATCAGGCTGCCCGCGTCTACCTCGTCGTCGTTCTTCGCGGTCGGGAATTTCGTGTACTGGTCGAGCACGTCGTCGCCTTCCGGGCCTTCGGGCAGCCAAACGGCGCCGTTCGATGCCAGACCTTGAAACGCCTGCGCCTTGACCGTCTTGTCGCTGCCGTGCGGGCTGATCGGTTCGATACGCACGAACGTCTTCTCGCGGCGCATCGCGGCCGTGACGAAGCCCTTCACGGACTTCCAGTTGTTGTCGTCTTCGGGGAACCACGCGAGCGGCCGGTGCTTGCGGATGAGGCCCGTGCGCACGTCCTGCGGCTCGACCTCGCGCAGCTTCGCGGCCTCGGTGTTGCCGACGACCTCGGCGACGAGCTTGTCCATCGTCATCTGCTTGCGGAAGCCGTCGATCAGATAGACGTCGCCCTTCGCATCGACGCCCCAGATGCGCACGCACGCGAAGTCGCTCTTGTCGGTGCCCGCCGGTGCGTGGTCGCTCGTCATGTAGTAGTTCATCGCCTTGGGCTGGCTGCCCGGGCGATATCGACGGAACCACGCCTTCTGGAAGTACGTGCCCTCGTCCGGCGATGGCTTCTGCTGATACAGGCTGAACCACGAGCGGCGGTTCTGTTGGAACGGCTTCCAGTGGTCGAGGCTGAACCACTCGGGCCACAGCGTCTCGCCGAGCTTGCGGCCGAGCGGATCGTCGGCGCGGTCTGCGATCGCGGGCAGACAGACGACGTGCCACGTGCGGCCGTCGCGGCCCTGAAAGACGCCCGACTCGCCGTCCCATCCATCGGGCAGGATGCGGCCCGCCGGATCATCCTGATGCCAGCGCGTGAGCATCATGACCTGCGGCGCGCCCGGGATCAGACGCGAGCAAAAGTCATCGATATACGCGTCCCACGTCTTCTTGCGGATCGTGTCGGACTCGGCCTGTTCGCGGCCCTTGATCGGGTCATCGATCACGCCAAGGTGCGCGCGATTACCCGTCAGGCCCGACAGCAGACCGCCCGCCATGAATTCCGAGCCGTTGCTCAACGTCCACTGGTGCGCCGCCCGGTTGTCACCGACGAGGCCCACGTCCATCAGGCGTTGGAAGCTCGGCGAGAGCGCAAGCTGACGCGCGCGACGGCCCTGCTTCTCCGCGATCTCAGTCGCGTAGCTCGCCAGAATCACATTGCGGCGCGAGCGGCGCGCCATGAACCACGGAATGAAGACGACGTCGGTATAGGTGCTCTTCGCGCTGCCCGGCGGCATGAGCACCATCAGATTCGGGATCGCGCCGTTCTCAATGCCCTGCAGCTTCTCGCACAGCAGCTGGTGATGCGCGGCGAGCTTCCCGATGCGCATCATCGAGAAGCGGTCTTCGTCAGCCTCTGCGGTGACGGGCACTGTCGGGATATCCACCAGACACGCGAAGTCGGGCAGACTTTGACGCGCCAGCAGACGCCGGGCTTCTTGAACGTGCTCGATGGTGAGATCGCGGGCGCCCATCAATCCACCTTGATGGAAGCGATGATGCGAAGCTGCTCTGGCGACAAGCCGCTCAGGTCCACTTCGTTCTTAACGGGGATCGGGCCTTCATCCGGGCCGCTGAGCATCGTGATGGACTTCCCGTATCCGCGTTCGAGCAGCTCCTTACCAGCAGCGATCGCCGCAGTCTCGTTCGCGCTCTTCAATGCGATATCGGCGAGGCGTGCTATCACTTCGGCTCCGTATTGGCGCGCGAGCGATTTGACTTCGGCGGTCGCCTTATTCGGGGTGCCCTTCACCCGCCCGCCAGTCTTCGGCGTGCCGGGTTTTCTGCCCCGTTTTTTCGGCTGCTTAGTCGCCTCGTCCATTTCTACCCGTGCGCTACTGTCGAAAATTGCGCGAATCGCGCTTCACACGCAGTATTGAGCGATCGGATAGACCAGATTTGGGCTAAATCACCAGAATGAACGGACGATGGACGTAAAAAAACCGCCGAAGCGGATTTTCATCGAGTCTGCCTATCTCACCATGATCGGATCGTACCGCTGCTGCGTTGGCGCCTCGTCGCGATCCTTCCCGGTCTTAATGGCCCAGAGCCTGAGCAAACACATGCCGAGAGAATGGGACGGCTCGACGCCTTGCTTGTAGTTCTGAAGCGTGCTTCGCGGAATAGATGTGATGCGTGACACCTGATACAGCGAGCCGCCGTCCTGACACAGATCGGTCAATATTCGAAACCAATCGATGCGCAATTCGGGCGTTACGGTCATGCTCGCGCTCGGTGAGGGAATTCGGGGGCTGCTCCGTTTCGTGGAGCGAACGACGCGCGGGGCAGCGCGTACCAAGGTGGCGAAACTATTTGCCGCCGTGCAGCCGCTCGTGAGCGCTGGCGGTCGGATCGAAATCCGCTCCGAGGTCAGAACGCTCGGTCGGTCCGTCGTGGAGGTGTTGCTTCAGCAGATAGCCTTCGAGCGGCCAGATCTTTGCAACCGCGTTTTGCCGCGCGATCTTGCGACCGATCTCGGCGTCGAAGTTCTCAGGCGATGCGCAGGCGCTCTCTCCGGTCACCGTGAAACCGTTGCGCAGGACGAGCACGCAAAAGGTGAGCAGCTTCGTCGCCGAATGCGGCGCTTCCTCATCGCCCCACGCGATCACGCCACCGGCGTTCATCGTCCGCTCGATCGCGGCGCCGAAGACGCCCTCTGCCGCCGTGAAGTAATACGCGCGCTCGATCGCCGCTTCGATGTCTGCCGGCGTGATGCGTGGCGCTGTCTTGCTCTTGCGTTGGATCTCGTCTTCGATCTGCTCGTCGCTGGTCTTCGGCGTGTGGACTGCCATGTTCATAGGTGCCTCGTAGGTGGGTGGAAAACCGGAAGTCAGGGTTTGCTTTACTGCGTTTCGTGGACTAGCTTCGAAGAAGCTACCCGCCACTCAAGAAAGGGCTTTCGCAGTTGCTCGTGAAAGCGCTTCTCGGCGTCGGGGTTCGAGATGAGTTCCCGCCGCGACTCGATTTGGCACACGAGCCGGATGAACTCGGCGCACTGCTCGTGATCGAGTTCCGTGCCTCCGTCGAGAGATGCAATCCATTCCCGGAACTGAGGGTCGCGTGGGAGAGCGCCGGCGAGCTGGAGCACGTTCATGCTTCCCCCGAGATCATCACGTAGCACTCACCGCCCTTCACGATCGGCCCGCGCAGCACAAGCAGCTCGTCGATCTGCTCGTCGTCATCGAACACACCAGCGTGCTCCAGTGCGTCGCAAAGCGCCTTCAGACGGTTGTCGAGATCCGATGGTCGACGATCGCGCATGCAAAGCCGCACAGCCATGAAGATCCGCGCCCTACCGAACTTCATCGCGTTACGCTCGGCGACGATCTCGGCAACGCTCTGGCGAAAGTCCTTGCCCTGCTGCGTGATGTACATGCCGTGCGGCGACTTACGCCAGTACGTGTTGACCGAAGGCGGCAGCGGAAGCGTGAGGAACTGAGAAACTGCCGCTCGCTCGATGTCATCTATGCCGCTCAGACGCGTTTGTAACGGTTCCATTTCGGCTGAATTGGCAAAGCCAATGGGTGAGTAGCCAAGAGTCATTTGGAACCTCCAGACGCACGCGCATCAGCTGCCTCACAAGCCTGCGTGTAGAGGCCGGCTGCTATGCCGCAGAGCACCGGCAGGATCAGGACAAACACGATTGCTTGGGCGTCGGCGTTCATGCGCTCACCTCGGTACGTTGATTCGGCTTACGGATTCCAAATGCCACGGCCATCGGGTCGAAATCTGCGGGGAGCACCGCGCGGAACGGGTAGCCCTTCTCGCCGAAAAGCGGCTCCGGCGAGAAAACCTCATCGACGACGCCCGGCTCAGGCGTCCATCCGGTTATGGGGCGAAGCTGGTGATCGAACGCAATGCCGGTCACGACGCCTTCCCGGTTCGATTTCGTGTTCAGGTTGAAGCCTGAGAGCGGGCGACCCGAAGTTTTCACACGCCACACGAACGAACCGAGTTCGAATGTCCTTTGCACGTCGGGCTCGATGATTTCGACGACAGCGCCGACGTTTTCCTTGAAATTGCTGCGTGCGATGAACGCGAGATCACCCTTTTTGCAGTTCATTCGGCCTCCATTTCGGTTGTGAGGTCGCGCTGCTGTCCGATTTCCTTCGTCAGCGTCACGAGTTCGTTTTCGAGTGCTCCGTGTGCGACGCCGGCGCGGCGCAGTGCCATCGCTCGATCGACGAGTGGCTTGTTCCGATGCAATTCCGCCGTGATCGCGTCATTCAAGCCGGGGTTGGCATTGAAGTGACAGCAGCAGTACCACTTGCCACTCACGCCATGGACGCCCATCAGCGGGCAACCGTAGGCAGCGCAGAGGTCCGGGGTGCGTTCACTCATGCGTGGCTCCGCTCGTAATCGTCGACGCGGCGCTGCGTGTCGGCCTTCAGGCTCTCGAGAAACGAGCGGTCGGCAGCAGCCGCAGCAGTTTTCGCTCGAGCGAGTTTTTCGGCCTGACTCGGCATCGTTCCGAGAATCTGCGCGATGCGCGCCTTGCACTCGGCGGCCTTTGCCGGGTTGCATTCGGTCTGCGGTGCAGCTAGAAGCGGGGCATGCGCGCTGGCAGCGGGTAACGACAGCAGGCCCTTCTCGACCGAGACTCGAGCGAGCTGCTCACGGCCATCGCGATCGAAGCCCCACGAGAAAACCCATTCGACGGAGCGCTTCGCCGCGCGAGCTTCGGCACACAGGCGCTTGTACGTCTCCTTGAACGCCATGCGTGCGCCGATCTCGTCGCGCTCGAGCAAGCGCTTCACGTCGTCGTTCATCGCCTCTGCGGTTTCCGTCGTCCAGCGGACGCTCTCGAACTCGTTCGCGCCGGCTAGCGCCGTCACCCATGCCTCATCCGCAGCCGGTCGACCGTCGTTCAACGGATCGCCGCTCAGTTGCGCGATCAGGTCCGCCGGCTTCGGCGGGAATTGGCCGCGCTGCGGGTCTTTGATGTGTGCGCTGAAGGCCTTGCGGACGTCCGAGAGCGAGTATTCGCCCAGCGCAGCGAAGAACAGCGATCGCGCGTCAGCCGTGAGCGACTTGCTGTGCAGCGAATACGCGGCGTCAAGCACGCGAGCGAAGCTATCGAAATCACTGGGCTGCATGGTCTACCTCCGTGCCGAAAAGCATCGCCTTCGCTCGAGCGTTCTCGCGTTCGTTGAAGGCCTCACGGGAATCGCGATCGCCGCTGCCGCGAGTCGCGTTCGACTTGATCGGGAACAGGCCGCGCCACGAGTTCAGCGTGGACTGCTCGAGCACGGCCCGAGGTCGATGCCCATCGCCCATCAGCTTTTCGAGTTCGCGAACAGCGAGCGATACTGCGTCGGGGGTCAGCGGGGCTTTGATTTTTTTTCGCATGGCAACGAACCCCTTCCACGCGTCTTCGGGCATCCAATCCGGCAGCGTCGCGACGTCAGTCGCCGGCGCTTGTTTTTCTCGACTCCCTTCCTCTCGACTCGACTCGACTCGACTCGACTCCGGGGGTGAACACTCGTCGAGTGTTCGCTGTATGTTCGGCGAACACTCAGATTCCGTTCGGCGAACACTCGACGAATTCGACGATCGAATGCGGGTTTGCCGGCGCTTTGCAGCGCCCTCAGGAACAGAGCCGTCAGGCATCGGATATTTGAACGTCGGTTGATCGACTTTCTGGTGATGCCAACCGGTGATCATCCAATAGCGTTCGCCGTCGACCTCGTACTCGTCTATCAAGCCAATCGAAATGCATTCGTCGACCATTCGGCGAACATCATCCGAAGTGAGATCGTCAGCAGGGAACACTTCGGCCTTCAGCGTCTTCGGCTTCGCCGGATGAATGCCCGCATCGTCACAGAATCCCCACATGCCGATGAACATCAGACGCGCGTCGCGCGACAACTCCATCACCTGTTCGGAGGTCCAGTACTCGGGCTTGATGCTGCGGATGCGCGCCATGTCGATCTCCCCTCAGGCCGTCCGAGCACGCACGATCTTCGGCTCAACACGAGGCCCCTTTCCGCGCGTGTAGATCCGCGCCGTGAGTGCGTTGATCTCTTCGACGGTCTGGTGGATCGCGTTGCCGATGCGACGCAGATCCGCCATCTCTTCGTCGTCGACTTCGCCGTCCTGTGTAGCTTCCTGATGGCGCTTAGCGAGCGCGCCATAGTGCGAGGTGAGCTTCAGGAACTTCTCGAGCAACTCTTCGTTGTCCGGCTCAGAGGAAGGCTCGGGCAGATGCACCACGACAGCGTTACGGTCAACAGCCCAGGCCGTGAGGATTCGTTCGTCGCCTGTGATGTCAGTCGTACGGACGGCTTCGGCGAGCGTGATGTGATGCGTGGTGTTGTTGGGGTTGACCTTGTTGCGCAGCACTGCTGCCGACATGCCCAGGCGTGGCGCGAGAGACTCCGTACCGCCTGGGTAATCGTGGACCACTGCGTAGGCTGCGTCGGTGATGTTCATGGTGTTACCCCGTCGAACGTTGTTCCGGCCCCACCTCGCGGATACAGTACGATCCAAGATGGGACGTTTTGGGTGGGGACTACCCCGCACATGGTTCCGACACCGGCCGCCAAGCCACGACACCAGAAACCACTGCTACGGGGAGTCCCCATGGACATTCAAATTGCTCTTCTCGTCTCTTACGTCGGCCTCGTTAAGGCTCTCGACGACAACAAGACCGTACCGATCGGCAACGTCATTCACACGATCGAAGAAATCCACGACGTCTACGTCAAGAAATCCGGCCCCGTCGAGGGCGTCGATTCGATCCTGCGATTGCTTCGTGACGTTCAGCGCCTAGAGAATCTGGGCACCCCACGCACTCGGCAATAACCGACCCACCGTACGTCTGCGTGAGGTCGTGGTTCATGCCGCGCCCTGCGCGCCGTCTTGCCAGCCAACGACACCAACTCTTTTCATTGAAAGAAACTCCGTGAACGAAAACGAAAACGAAATCGATGTTCTTCGAGATGAAATCACCAGACTTCGCGGGGAGAACCTAGCGCAGGGTCTCCTGATTCTTGCGATCGTCAGGGACCACCCATTGCCCGCTCGAATCGCCGCATCCTTTCGAGATGACGTTGAACGTACGCTCGCAGAGGAAGACGATGCCCCGTTTCCAGCGGCATACCGGGCTGGATTCCTTGAGGAAGTGAATGACTTTCTTGCGGCGCTAGACGGATTCGCGCGGAGTAAAAAGGGGCCTCAGGAATAAGCCGACGCGAGCTCGGCTTCACGTGAGGCGCGCGGAGAGGTTTCATGCCGCCTCCTGGACGGCGAAAAGAGCTGCACAGTCGGCAGGAGTGACCTCGCCGTCCGTGATCCTCTCTATCTGCAACGCTTGATCGAGCGTGACGCGGGTCAGGCCGCGAAACCATTGGCTCACTTGAGCTTGCTTGACAGGCGGGATGAGCAGTTCGCCGAATTGAGCCTGCGTCATCCTCTTCCCCCGCAGGTAGTCGTCAAGTCGCATGAGGCACCTCTCTATGAGTAGCATTGCTTCTATTCTAATCAAAGAGCAATGCTTTTCAAGAGATTCACAGGAAAAAAGTGGAACTAATAAAATCGCGCCATGAAAAGACGAGAACTCACTTTCGAAGAACAGCAAGAGGCCATGCGCTTGCGTGACTCATGGGCTCGGTATAAGGACCAAAATCATGGGGTCACCCAGGAATGGCTGGGGCGCGAGACGGGGCTGGGATCACAGGGTGCCGTAGGCCAATACCTGCGCGGAGTGATTCCTCTGAACCTTTCCGCTCTGTTAAGCTTTTGTCGGGTCTTGAAAGCGAGTCCCGAATCCATAAGCCCGAGACTGGCCAATTTGATGCCGCCCTCCGACTTTGGAGTCGGGACACCAATCATTCCGGTCGAGCATGGCGCGGAGACGCCCGAGGGCTACGTGGCAATCGAGAGATACAACCTCAAATTCGAGGCGGGCAGCGGTCACATTCAATGGGAAATCGAGAAGGAAAGCGAGCCGTACACCTATTCGCTTCGCTACCTTCAACAGAACAACATTCGGCCGCACAATGCGAGACGGGTGAAAGTGTCCGGTGACAGTATGGAGCCGACGCTATTTGAAGGCGATTCGGTGCTCGTCGATATCAGCGATACCGCAATTCTGGACGGCAAGGTCTACGTACTGCGGTACGGCGACGGATTTCGCATAAAGCGAATATTGAAGCGCTTCGACGGTTCAATCGTGCTCGTGAGCGACAACAGAAAGTATCCGGAAGAGGTGGTTACTGAAGAGCAGGCGGCTCAGTTTATCCAGATCCTTGGCCGGGTTCGTGACCGAAGCGGGAGCGGTGGCCTTGCTTAAGAAAGTCTGCACAATCGGAATCTGTGCCTTACTCTGCGGCTGCCCCTCCTATTCGGGCATCATCCCGATGGGCCAGGACACCTTCTTCCTCTCTAAACAGGGCGCTAGTAGCTTTAGCGGTATGGGAAGTCTTAAGGCGGAAGTTGTGCAGGATGCCGGCGAGTATTGCAGCAAGCAGGAAAAAGCGCTCCAGATTCTGTCGACGAGCGAGTCGCAGCCTCCGTACATCTTCGGCAATTATCCTCGCGTCGAAATCCAGTTCACCTGCCGCTTGTCGACCACCGAAAAAGTCGCACGGCCTATAGAATGATGCGCAGTAAGGTTGCGTGGCTCGTCATAGTCATTGCAGCTGGAGTCGCGGGTCTAAACAGCTGCTCGGACAGGTGGACCGCCTTTGTCTATCCGGACAAGAATTTTCTGGCGGACTACAGAAATTTGGGTGACTTCCCGTCGCTAGATGACTGCCGAAGAGCGTCGCTCACGGCGCTTCAAAGGTATTCCGCAACTTCCTCGTCCGGAACGTACGAGTGCGGGAAGAACTGCGATGGCGGAAGGCAACTAGGCGAAATACAAGTTTGCGACGAAACAACTCGATAATTCTCCAGTGTTTTCCCGCTCCGGCGGGATTTTTTTTGACTATTCGCTGACTAGAGCCCTAGAAATCCTTTTCATTTTCTACAAAATTATTCTTATTGAGAAATCCATTTGGCGTGAGAAATACGCGCCTGCAGGTTGACCGGCCATTCCGTTCGCCGAAAACTCAGTCGTTGCAGCCTTCATATCGGATCGCGCCTCCTCCCCGCGCATTCAATCTCCGCGTCCGTTTTAGCCAAATCTCGAAGTGAGTGCTCCTCCAACTCTGTCTTGACTAGAGGTAGTCCTCAGTCACCCGTCTACGCTGACGGCATGAAATATTAGCAATGCTCTTGACAGAATAAAAAGCTTTGCTAATATCGAATCAAGAAGCAACGCTTCTTATCGGGCTGACGATGCTGCCGGCCCCGCTCTTTAAAAAACCATCCCGCACGCCTCCCATGTGGACTCGCGTGCCGGCCTCAAGGCGAGGTCGTGAGCCAGTGTCAGCACCCCGCGCAAGGCTGTGTTTCGGCTTCCGGGCTCTGCTGGATGGATCTGGCGAAGAGTCTTACCAGAGTGCCACGTCAGGACACTCCGTTAAGACGGCGCGCGGCGCGAGCCGAGCGACTTTTGATGATTTGGGGATCGGAGATGGACAAGCTCAATGCGCTTGATGTCACGCCGGGCTCGCCGACGCGGTTTAGGGCGCAGGGGTCGTTGGTGCCGCGGAGTTTGGGGTGACAGCACACGGGAAGACGCCTTGCACAGCATTAGTCACATTCACACTGGCAAGTCGATGTAGTTGGTCAGGGCGATCGTCAAGGAATTTCGTGACTATCTGCACGATCTGGCCGTTGGTGACATCGGCCGGCACGCAAATGCCTAGTTTCGTATTCACGCGGATGATCGCCTTTTGAACTTTGGAATCGTACTTTTCAGGCAGAAAAAATAAGGCCCCACGCGTGACGCCGAGATCGTATCCGGCCAAGACGCCGCTTATGAAGCTCAGACACGCAAAGCGATCAAGTGCGGACGCATCCGTTGCGCACTCTCTCTGAAGCTCAGAGCTCGATTTTGCATGCACCGCCTGCGAAGCAAGGCCTACGAGAGCGCTCACCAACACGGCAGAAATACGCATTCGATTCATCTTCGGTCTCCTTGTTTTTAGGGACCGAAAGCATAGCAAACCTGCCGCCCCGCGCCCCCGCCCTCCAGTCCCCGCTTTTCAGGTAAGCCCATAACGTGAGGTGACCCAATGAATCTACGAGATCAAGGATTCCGCCTGCTTGTATGCCCGTCGCGCGTGACAGCGGAGTGGCATCACCCGAGCGCGGTGGACAACCTACTGATGGCTGGATGGACGGACTGCACGGAAATCCGCACGGCTGGCGTGAAGGCTGACGACGAGCCAGCGAACCCCGAGTGCCCGAACTGCTCTGGATGCGGACTCGACGAAGAGCTCACGGACTGTGAGCACTGCGACGGTGAAGGCTACGAATGGTGGAGATGAAGATGAACCTTGCCAAGACGATGCGTATCGCGGACTACGCAACCGCGCGAGTGAAGGCTGATGCTGATGACGCGCAGCTGGAGTTTGAAGACGCGAAGGAAGCAGCTGCGAAGGAAGTGACGTTCGACGACGTGCTCGAAGAACTGACCGAGTTGCCCGAAACGCGAAAGATCGCCGTGATGTCACAGATCTCCACTGACGGCCGGCACTTCGCGTTTCGACTCGAAGCGGTCTTCACGGATGCGATCGAGAAGATTGCGAAACGCCGCGCATGGGCTGAGATCACGAAGGCGCGAGGTGGCTGATGCGCGCCGTCACCTTCTACGCCACGACCTGCGCGCTTGCGGTCCTTCTCACCGGTTTGATCGTCACCATCATCATCAATAGGGGCTGACATGTTCGATCTCTATACAGAGCAACGCAAGGCGATGCTCAAACAGCTGTATGAGTACGTCGATAGCCATGAAGAGCGCCTCGCGCGTGCGAAGGAGATGCTTGGTGATAAATGGCTTCTCTCGCCGAACTACAACGGTCACTACGTGCCGGAGCTAATGAAGAAATCCGGGAGCATCCGATGAGCCGCGCACCCTCCCCCAGCCGCAACCCGACCGCTGCGACACGCGAGCGCATGGATCGAATGATCGGCCTGCTCGAAGAACACGGAGCGCTCACCGAGAATCAACTCGCCGAGTATCTCCACGTCACGCCGAACGTCGTCAATCAGATGGTCTGGACTGCGCATGACCAGTGCAAGGTGCACATCGCCGGGCAGACGTATAGCAAGCTTCGCAAGAACTTCGAGGTGAATCTGTGGGGCGCCGGATCTAAGCCTGACGTGCTCAGCCCAGCGATGCAGAAGCGGCTTCACAGCCGCGTGAAGTGCATCGAGAACGCCGGAACCAAGAAGGTCGACAGGGACATCAAACCATTCCGTGATCAGCTTTTATTCATAACTGCAGGGAGACCGCTATGAAGCTCGCACGAGGCCAAGAGATACCCGACGAGATGATCCTCCAGCGTATGGAGACCGGCGACAAGCTGACCGTCGCGCGCCTCGCAGCGAGGCTGAATATGAGCCCGGAAAAGGTTCGCATGAAGCTGCTGGACATGGTCGCGCAAGGAAAGATCAAGCGCGAGCGCGAAGGCAAGAGCATGAGCATGGCCTACCTCTACTTCGTCGATCGCGTTCGGATCATCGCCGGCGGTGCGTACGAGATTCCGACGCCTTTCGTGGGCGTGAACCTGACCGGGGATCTCGTCGGGTATGCGCAGGAGATGAACGCGCGCGCCGCTCTCTGCATGTCAATTCGGAGGGTCGCTTGATTCTCCCGATCATCCTCTTCATCGCAGTCAGCATATTCGCTGTGCCGCTTATCTCGATCTTTCGCAACGTCTTCTAAACACAGGAACAAGGAGCCACATGTCAACAGCACTGTCCGTGCGCCAAGAGTTCGGCGCGCAGGAGACCACAACCGCGCTTGTCGAAACCGCGTCGACCGCGATCGCCGCCCAGTCAAAGGCGATGGTCGAGGCGCGCTACATCATGGCGATGCGCAATCCGCGCAACTGGGACCAGGTGCGTCAGGATCTGATCGCCGAGTGCAAGCGGCCATCCTTCGCTAACAACAAAAGCGCTTGGTACAAGAAGCCGATCGGCAAGGGCGTGGAAGGCCTCGGCATTCGCTTCGTCGAGGTCGCGCTGCGTTGCATGAAGAATGTGCTCATCGAGACGACGATGATCTTCGAGGACGACGCGAAAGAGGTGCATCGCGTCAGCGTGACGGACCTCGAATCGAATCTCACCTATCCGCTCGACGTGCGCGTTTCGAAGACAGTCGAGCGCGCGAAACCGATGGACGATGGATCGTATATCTCGGTGCGCAAGAACAGCTACGGGAATATGACCTACACCGTTCCGGCGAACGAGGACGATCTGCTCAACAAGCGCGGCGCACAGATCTCGAAGGCGATGCGCACGCTCGGGCTACGCATCATCCCAGGTGATCTGCAGGACGAAGCCGAAGAGATCATCAAGGCCGTTCGTATGAATGAAGCGGCTCGCGATCCCGGCACAGAGCGAAAGAAGCTCGCTGATGCATTTGCCGAAATTGGGGTTAAGGCGTCCGATCTCACCGAATACCTCGGGCATTCGCTCGACACCTGCTCGCCTCCCGAGATGGTGGAACTGCGTGGCCTCTACGGCGCCATCAAAGACGGTGAGGCCACGTGGAAGCAGGTCATGGAAAACAAGGCCGAACAGCAGCGAGGCGATGACGGAAAAGGCGGAGGCGCTCCCGACGGCGGTAAGAAAGTGATCGCGATCTGCACCGACGAGGACTTCGAAAAGAAATCGCCCGACTGGCGAAAGCTGATTCTCGGCAAGAAAAAGACGGCTGCCGAACTGGTCGCCATGATCGAGACGCGCACGCGACTCACCGAAGACCAAAAAATGAAAATCGATGCATGGAGCCACGAAAATGACTGAACGCATTACTCACGATCTGGTGCAGGGCTCGGACGAATGGCGGCAGTTCCGCCTGACGAAGTTCGGCGCGAGCGAGGCCGCCGCAATGCTGGGCATCTCTTCGAAGGTCAAGCGCAACGAGCTGCTGCACATGAAGCACACGTGCACGCCGCAGGAGTTCTCCGACTGGGTCCAGAAGAACATCCTCGACTACGGCCACGAGGTCGAGGCGCTGGCCAGGCCGATCGTCGAAGAGATGCTCGGACAGGATCTCTATCCGGTGACGTGCTCGCTCGGCATACTCTCGGCGTCGTGTGACGGCCTGACACTCGACGACGAAATCGCGTTCGAGCACAAGCAATGGAACGCCGACCTCGCGCATGCCGTACGCTCGGGCGTTCTGCCCGATGAGTATCAGCCGCAGTGCCAGCAGATCATGCTCGTGACCGGCGCGAAGAAGGTGATTTTTGTTGTCTCGGACGGCACGCGCGAGAGCCTCGAGCACATCGAGGTCGGGCCAGATTCCGAATGGTTCGATCGCTTGATCGCAGGCTGGGATCAGTTCGAGCGCGACCTGGCCGCATACCAGCCGCGCGACCTCGCCGAGAAGCCCCAGGCCGACGCGATCATGGCGCTGCCGGCGCTCGCTGTCCAGATTCGCGGCGAGGTCATCACGAGCAACCTGCCCCTGTTCCGCAACGCCGCCGAGCGCTTCATCGCCAGCATCAAGACGACGCTCGAAACCGATCAGGATTTCGCCGACGCTGAAGCGACGGTCAAATTCTGCGAGGCGGCCGAAAAGGATCTGGAGGTCGCGAAGAACGCCGCGATCGCGCAGACGGCCAGCATCGACGAACTGATGCGCACCGTCGACCACATCAAGGCCCAGCTGCGCGACAAGCGCCTTGCGCTCGACAAGCTGGTCACGAAACGCAAGGCCGAGATCAAGGAAGAGATCATTGCCGACGGCCGCAAGGCATACAACGAGCATGTATACGCACTGAATGACGAACTCGGCGTTGTCGCGATCGCACTGAATGCGCCGGATTTCGTTGCTGCCGCGAAGAACAAGCGCACGCTCGCGAGCCTGCACGAGGCGGTCGACACGGCGGTCGCGAACGGCAAGATCGCCGCCGACGCGGCCGCGAAGGATCTGCGCGCGAAACTCGACTGGTACAAGGAAACCGCCGTCGAGCACATGTTCCTGTTCCGCGACCTGCAGCCGTTGATTCAGAAGCCGGCCGATGACTTCAAGCTGGCGGTGACGACGCGCATCGCAGAGCACAAGCGCCAGGAGGAGGAACGCGAGGCGAAGCGCAAGGCGGATGAGGCGGCGGCAGCGCAGCCCGCGCCCGAGCCGGTCAAGATGCCGATCTCTGTGTCGGCGGCATCAGCACCGATGAGGACCGCGCCGATTCCCGCGCGCGTCGCGCCGGCCGTCGCTGCTCCGACCAGCGCGCCGACGCTGCGCCTCGGCCAGATCAACGAGCGGCTCGCACCGATCACGATGACCGCCGATGGCCTTGCGAGCCTCGGCTTCGCGCACGCCGCGACGGACAAGTCCGCGAAGCTCTATCACGAGGCGGACTTCGCTCGAATCTGCGATGCGCTAATTCGGCACATCGTTGAGAGCGCGCTCAGCGTGGAGGTGAGCGAGTGACCGTCGAGAGCCCCCTCTATCAAGCCCTGCGCCGTCTCCGCGACGCGCAAATCCCGGCCGCTGACCGCGAGCTGCTTCGTCCAGCCTTCGCCGCGATCGAAGACGGGAAAGTTCTGCTCTTGCCCGACCGCGTCGTTGCGCGTATCCGCGATCTCGATGCGCGGCTGAAGAAGTCGAAATAACAACCTCATCCTGGAGAACCCATGTTTGAACTCAACGAACACGCCGCAACCGTGACGTCCGTGACCAACATCGCCGAGAAGCACGGTAACGCTCGCGTGCCTGCCGTCTCCATCGGCCTCGCAGTCACCGGCGCGAGCACGCTGCTCAATCACTTCGACGAGGCGCTGCGCGGCTTCTTCTTCCGCAAGGAGCAGCCGAAGCCCGGCGCTCTGCCGCTGGAGACGGACGAACTGACTGAACTGCGCTTTCCGCTGCTCAAGAATCCGTCGTGGAATAAGGAATACGCCGGGTATCAACTGCGCTTCTGCATCGGCGCGACGGGCAAAGAAGACGTGTTGCTCAACGATGTCGACCTGAAGGCGATCGGTATCAGCCCGCTCGAAGGCGGAAGCGTGCAGATCTCGTTCAAGGCGCATGCGCAGCCGGGCAGCGAGCAGGACCACGGGAAGATCGCTCGGATGCTCATGCAGGAATGCTCGATCACGCTGACACCGCCCGACGTCGATCCGTCGCTGTTCGACGGGCACGACAAAGACGACGCATAACCATCCACCACCGGCGCCTAGAGCGCCGGATTCATTTCGAGGGAAGCATGAGCGAGAAGAAGAAGCCCGCACAGGGCGACGAAGTGTATGACATCCACGGCCGCGCGGGCATCTTCGTGGCGCAGGCTTCGACTGGCTACATCGTTGAGCCGATCCACGAGCATGAGGATTATGACGAGCCGATCTATGGCTCTCCCGAGACGTGGAAAGAAGTGTTCTCGTCGCCGCCGACGCAGAAGCTTCATGCTGAAGTCGCAGAAGTCGAGGCGAAACTCAAGACGGTTCTCGACGAACTGCACGCGGTACGCGCAGAACGGCACGCTGAAGACGCCGCGTATCAGGCGCGTGCGGCGCTGCGCAAGCAGTTCAAGCAGCTGGAAAAGCTCGACGACTTCATCGCCGGGAAGATCACGCACTTCCTCGTATCGGAGGGTGACTATTACCCGCCGCGCATTGAGGAATTCGAGAGCTTCATCAAGACGAAAGACCGATACGACAAGCAGCTTCGTCTGCTCTCGCTGTACGGGGATTCGAAAGGCGATCTGACTTGGAATCTCGACCGCTATTCGGACGGATCGGGCGATAGCTGGCGGCACGGAAATGCATGGCCGGCAACGTCATACGAGGACGCGGTTTCGCTGCTGTCCGGCTTCCTTGAAAAGCGGTACGCAATGCTGCGCAAGGAAGATCCGAAAATGCGCGGCCGTGCCTCGATGTATGCAGACGCGGCGCGCAAATACGGTCTGACCGTGCCGGACGACATCGCGGAATGGGCCGAACAGAGCAGCGCAGAAGCGAAAGCAAAGACGATCGAGGCCGCGCGCAAGGCGATGGAAGAGGCAAAGGCGCGATATGACGCCGCCCTGAAATCGTGACCCGCCTCCTCCCCACCTTCCGTGCCCTGCTCGAAGCACTCAGATTGGTGATTGGACAGACTGTTATTGCGAGAGAACATGACTGAAAACGATATTGCACGCGTGATTTTCGCGAACCTTTTCCCGCGCGGCATGTGTCCGGCAGATTGGGACAGCGGCGCGATCCTTGGACCCGATAACTGCGTTCGCGAACAATTCCTCATGGCTGCCCGCGCACTTCTCTCCGCGAGCATCGCCGACACAGCGGGGGCGAAGCCGTTTCAAGCGCGCGTGCAGCCGTGGCTGATGGAGTGCTTCGGCGCCATGATCGCGGGCGACCGCGAGGAACGGAACCATCGCTTTATCGAAGAAGCGTTGGAGCTTGTGCAGGCGTGCGGCATGGGCGCTAGCGAAGCGCACCAGTTGGTCGATTACGTCTATGGGCGTCCGGTCGGTGAGCCGCATCAGGAAGTCGGTGGCGTCATGGTCACGCTCGCTGCGCTGTGCCTTGCGAATGATCTCGACATGCATGAAGCGGCAGAGACGGAACTGGCGCGCATCTGGACGAAGGTCGAACAGATCCGCGCAAAGCAGGCAGCGAAGCCGAAGCATTCGCCATTACCGCAAGCCATCGCCGCCCCTCCCGCGCCTTCGGTAGCCGATGCGGCGGGGGCGAGTGAGACGAGGCCGATTCAAGAAATGACAAGCGTTGTTCGCAACCCTGACTACGCGACGCCCACAGACGTTAATCGGGACGAAGCCTACCGCATGATTGCAGACGCTCCTGTGCCCGGTATCGACTCAGAGGCGGCCAGTGCATCGAACTGGGCGTTCGAAGCCGCCAAGATTAACTTTGACCGAATCCACGCGGTGGTTATGGAGTTCGGGTGCCGCCCGCAAGACACTGTCGTTGATTGGCTTCGAGAGCGACTGACCGCTGCTCAGATCGATCGATTCGAATGTGCTGCCCGGAAACAAGGAACGGCAGGAGGGAACGATGCGGCTGATTGCGATTGGCCTGGATGCGGCTGCGATCCGAAAGCAAACCGAGTCTTCGAATCACTGGAGGAAAGCGGTCTGTTTCAAGAAGCCGAGCGGTATCGATGGGCGAGATCGCCAGAAAACGGCAACGCAATGTACATCTGGATTTCAGAAGGCAATGCTGGCGGCAATCTCGACAAGTTGATCGACGCCGCAATCGCCAAGGAGAAGCAGACGTGAAAACGGTGCTTCTATCGACGCTTAGCTACTGGAGTACATGCTTGGCCGTTGCATTCACCCCTCATAACTTACAACCGATCCCCATCGCACTCGGGTTTTGCGCTCTGATGCTGACCTTTGTGCAAGACCATCGGGAAGGAGAGCGCTCATGACTAGCCGCGATAAGCGATATGCCGAATGGCTCGCGTCCCACGTGAACAAATGGGGGCACCCGCCGAGTCCGGGAGAAGCATGGGCCGAAGCGGAGCGCCAAGCGCTGGAGCGTGCGATTCGAGTCACAGCGGAAGCCAAGACGACGAGCCACGCATGCGACGCTATTAGAGATCTGATGGAGCCGAAATGACCGACGCCGAAATCGATGCAATCAACATGGCCGGCATTGAAGCAGCACTCAATAGTGCGGGGTCTTGGTCATATCTCGACTTCGCTCGCGCCGTCGAGCGACAAGCGCTGGAGCGGGCGCTTGCGTCAGCCAAAGCTGTAAAGACCGAATTGCGAGCACAAGGGCTCTTACCTTGCTCGAACGGTGCGGGGCTCGCGGCTTACGCCATCCGCGCCCTGATTGAAGGCACATCGAAGGAGTCGACATGACCAGCCACGAACGATTTATGAAATGGCGTTCCACGGCCAAACTGTACGGCAGAGACTCTGCCCCTTGCGCCTGGGAGGCATGGCAAGAAGCTGAGCGTATGGCGTTGGAACGGGCGGCGGAGCGCTGCATGTCCATCCTTGGATACCCGTCGCGCGAGTACTACGCGGACGCGATCCGCGCCATGATCAAACAAGACGGCAACTGA